CGCGATCGAAACATCGTCCTTCTGCCCATCAGACATGCTCGCCTCGCTCTAGTTGGCTCGTTCGAAGCATAGTCGAACGAGCGCAGCGAGTAAACGATAGAGCATCGCAGCAACGGCAGGACGGATGCGAAATCCGTCCTCCAAGGCGGCCTTAACGGCTGGCGGCAGCGACTTCGCGCACGAAGATCTCATCGACCAGTTCGATGACGCCGGCGACGCGGCGGGCGGGGTCGCGGGGGTTCCGCCGTTCAGGTCATCGGGGTCCATTGGTGCTCGCTTCAGGTTGGGGGTCGGATTCGCCGTCGGCCTCGCCAGTCGGATCTTCGGGATCGTCCTCGGTCATCGGGTCGACGGGGTCTGGATAGGGGTCGGTCGGGTCCGTCGTCGCGGGGAGCTTGGTCGGAGTCGGAGTCGCCTCGGCTTCCGCTTCCTTGCTCTTGGCCTTTTCGAGGACCGCCTCGTGGATCTCCTCGGCGACCTCGTCGTAATCCTCGTCGTCCATCCCCGGGAGCGCCTTGCGGAACAGCTCGCAGAGGAAATGCGTCTCGGCCTCGGGGCACTCGCCGGCGGCGGCGAGGATCGTCTGGAAGTCGGTGGCGGCCGTGGCGATCTGGTCGGGGGCGTTCAGGTGGAACTGGGTCGGGTACTCGATCTCGACCTTGGAGGAGCCGTCGGGATTCGGCCTGGGGGGCTTGCCGTCGTGGATCACGATCTGGGCCATCGCGACGAGCCGGTTCTCGGCTTCTTCGAGGATCTTCGAGACCGAGCAAAGCCGGTTGTGGAGCGTGTCGAGGTCCATCTCCTTGGAGACGCCCGACTGGGCGACGGTGGACCCGTTCGAGCCGGGCGCGCCGGCGGGCTTGGTCAGGCCGGCGTCGCGATCCACGTCGTCGCGGATGTCCCCCTTGTTGGCCCGGATCGACTCCGCGCCCCCCTTGGGGTATTCGAGGACGTCCCAGCCCTCATAGGTCGCAGCGCCGCCGCCGGTGTCCTTCTTCTTGGGCAGGATGTAGCCCGGCCCCATCGGGATCTCGACGTCGGCGAGGATGTAATCCTCGGGCGCCTGGACCAGCGGATGGGCCTGGAGGACGTCGGAGAGGATCAGCTCGGAGTCGCGGTTGTAATACTCGCGCTGGCGTTCGGCGATCGATTCCAGGTCGGTCTGGCCCACGTTTTCGCAGCGGGGCTTACGGCGGCAGAACAGCCGGACGATCGGCACGACGCCGAACGGGTGGTCGGACTCGTCGACCTTGTTGCCGACGTCGTCGTAGAGGACCCAGCGGTCGGGGGTCCAGACGCGGTATCGGCTCTTGGGGCGGTACAAGCTCTGGGCCGCGCCGAAGGGGACCATCGGGCCGACCTGACCGAGCCGGTAGCGGGGATCGGAGTCGCCGCCGGCCGACCACTCCTGGACGACGGCGAGCGTATAGCAGCCCCTGGAGTCGAGGCTCCAGTAGGTCAGGTTCTGCGACAAGATCACGCGGGCGACGCAGCCGAACACGTTGAGCCGAAGCTCGTCGGCGTGGGAGCGGATCTCCTCGCCGGCGGGGGGCGTCGGGTGACAGAGAAGCACGTCGACGTTGCCGACCGCCAGCAGGATACGGCCGACGGTCGAATTCATGAACGAGTCGACGCCGGTCCCCTTGCCGTCGGCGTCCTGGTGCCACGCCTTGATCCCGGCGAAGTCGGGGGAGTCGGGGATCTCGCGCTTGACCTTGCGGCTGAAAATCTTGCCGAGGTACGTGCCGATCGTCTCGGCGACGAACGTCGGGATCGGCGTCCGGGCCCGTCGCAGCTCGTAGTCGTCGTCGGTCGCCGGCATGCTCTGATCCGAGCCGACCGGCTGGGCCGAGTAAGGCCCGATCGCGCCGACCTCGCGGGGCTCGGGGTATTCGCGCTTGTGGCGGATCAGGTTGCGGATCGGCATCCCCCGCCAGTCGTACCCGTAGACCGCCTGCCGGTAGCGTTCGCCCCCTTCGAGCGAGTCGAGGAGCCACCGCCAACGGATGTTCTGCTCCATCCACTCGGGATGCCGGGCGCGCACCGCGTCCTGGTTGGCCTCGGCCGAGAGCGCCTCGGGCGTGAAGGCCTGCCCGGCGGACTCGTCGCCGTTGAACAGGGGGTCGTAGACGCCAGCGGCCATGAGGTGGGCTCGGGGGTGAGGTGGGATGTGTGGATCGTCGAAGATCGCGTGACGAGGCCGGGAGTCGAACCCGGTAAATTGGCTCGTATGAAAGCCACGGCGGTCATCCCCGTCCTAGGGAGCCGACCCTAGATCACTCGTCATTGGAAGCGGCGGGGATCGAACCCGCTTTTATTACGGCAATCCGTCGATTGCCCCGGCAGCCAGCCGGCGCTTCCTGGACCTCGCCGTCGCGAGGTCGCATGCGGCTTTCACCGCGTGCGTCAGCGTAAGTCGAGGACGGTGTACGTCTCTCCGAGGACGCGGTCGCCGTGGCATGGGAACGGGTGAGCTTCATCGCCCTCGGCGACCGGCACATACAGCCGTCGGAAATTGGCGTCGGTCACGACCAGGCGGACGACGTTCCCGTCGCGGTCGGTCGCTTCGAGAATCCAGTCGCCGGGGTCGAGGTCGATGAAATGGCCGTCGCTGTCGCGGGTGACGCAGCCGTCCAAGTCCGCTGCGTCGTCGCCGGGCCCGCGCCACTGGAAGGCGTCGAATTCGAGGTTGAGGCGGTGCTTGCTCATGGGTCGAAGGCTCCAAGCTCAAAGGACTCGTCCCGGCTTGTACCGCGGCCCGGAGTAGGCCGGCTTGCGGGATTCGGGGAGGGCGATCTTGAGGCCGCCGCGGAGGGCGTCGACGAGGTCCTCGGCGGGGTGCTGCGGGTCTTCGGGATAGTCTTGCCACTGCCCGGCCCGCTTGGCCCTCAGATAGCCTTGGATCGCGGCGATGGTCCGCGTGCAACGGGGGTGGACCGTGAGGCCGATGGTGTCGTCGGCGGAGCGGACGAGGGCCTCGATCAGGGCGAGGCCGTCGGCCACGCAGCCCTCGTATCGAGGCCAGTGTTCGAGGCCCCGGTCGCCCTTCAACCCGACGCGCTCGTATTCCGCGACGACGGTGGGGCCGACCGGGTTCCTGGCGCCGCCGGCCGAGTCGGTGGAGACCCGGCGCGAGGCGATGGAGCAGCGGGCGTTGATCAGTTCGAGCAACGCCAGGGCGTTGGTCTCGGCCGACAGGCCCTCGGCCATGTAGTCGGCGAACACGTTGACGCGGGGAAGCTTGTCGACCTCGCGGACCTGGAACAAGACCGCGCCGGTGAAGACGCCGGAGTCGATCGACACGTGGATCGGGAGCATCGGGTCGAACTCGGCCGATTCCGTGACGTTGCGGTCGTCGAAGCTCGTGAACCAGACGCCGTCGGCCCGGGGGCCGAGGCAGAGGTAGTCGCTGGCGAAGACGCGCGGCGAGAGCGCCCGGACCTTTTGAATCAGGGCGTCGATCGCGTAGTGGCCGTTGGATCGCTTGGCTTTTGGGAGTCGCTTTGCTCGTGCGTCACTGTCAGCTCCATCAGTCCGGCCCAGATCATCATGGCACCAACGCACCAGGGGACAATCAGGGCACCGCTCAAGAAACAGACCAGACCTCTCATCGGGGCACCTCTCCAACACCTCGAAGACGCAGAACGTCCGGACGGGGAACGCGCCGGCTTGCCCTTGCTCGATCAGCGTCGTCATCGGGCCGCCGACGCGGTGCCAGGTGCTGGTCATGACGACCGACGCGGGCACCCCGTTGAGGGCCATGCACATCCCCAGCGAATCCTCGCGGATGTCGTTGGGGATCTCGTCGACCTCGTCGAGCTTGAGCGTGGCGACGTGCGGGCCGCGGACGCTGGTGCGACTCGCGGCGAGGATCTTGACCGTCGAGCCGGTGACGAATTCGGCCGAGCGTTTGTTGATGCGAGCCAGGGGCGCTCCGCCGTGGGCGGAGGCGAACGATCGGACGGCCTCGTAAATCTGTTCGGATTGGGCGAGCGAGCCGCCGAGGATGCGCGTCCCGTGGTCGTCGTACTGGAGCGAGTCGAGCCAGGTGCCGAGCCCCGAGACGAACGATTTGCCGCCGCCGCGGGGTCCGCACCAGAGCGACAGCGGCGGACGCTCGATCAACTGTTGATGCAAGAACTCAAGGGGCGCCGCGTGGTTTGCGCACACGGGCCGGCTTGCCAGGTGGACCCCCCAGTAGCTCGCGATCGACTGGAGGCTCTGAAGCTGCTTTGATCTGCTCAAGGTGCTGCCTCAGGGTCGCCACGTCGCCGGCCTCGGTCGGGTCGGCCGAGCCGGCCGTCGCCGGCCCCTCGGTGCGCTGGAGGATCAGGTCGATGAATCGCAAGTCGCCCTTGAGAGCCTGTTTGACGATGGCCTCGGCGAGGAGGTCGAGGATCTGTTTTCCCTGGGCGTTCTTCTTGCCCTCGAAGGTCTTCGCTTCGAGGAGCGCGTTGAGCCGATCGGAGATCGACCGGCCCTTCGGCCGGCCCGGGTTGCCGGGCTTGAACTGGGTGGCGGGGTTGGGGAAGGGCACAACCGATCTCCCACCGTAGGACGGTGGACCTCGATCAGGACTTCGGGAAGCCGTGGACGACCTGGGCGAAGTAATCGCCGACGGGGCCGGCGGGGATCGCCAGCGGATAGCTCGCCGCGCCGGCGCTGGTGACGGCTTCCGAGGAGGTCGAGAAAAGGTACGCGCTGGCGACCCAGCCCGGGCCGTCGGAAGGGATCGGCTGGCCGGCGGGCGCGAGGTAGAGGCGGGTCTCGACCGGGCCGACGCTGGTCGAATCGTCGAACGCCGGGGAGCTCAAGACGACCTGGTCGGGCGTCGCCGAGACGAGCTGGCCGGCGACCCGGGTCTTCGCGGGCGCGGGATTTTCGACGTGCCCCGGGGGCGGGTTCTGCTGGGTGACGATCGAGAGCGGTCCGATGGCGGCGCCGAGGACGTAGTCGAGATCCGGATTCATGGGGTCATTCCTTGGGGTGGCGAGGGGCTGTGATTCGGATGATCAGCCAGGGGCCTAGGCTGCGGGCGAGGTCTGGGCCGCCGTCGGCGGCGGCGGGTCGGCTTTTGGGGCGACGATCCCCTGGACGCGGGCCTTGTAGTCGGCGGCGTGCGACTCGGCGAACTGATCGACGATCCGGTCGACGGCCTTCTTGACGCCGTCCTTCTCGATCGCGGTCATCGCGTCGGCGAACAGCTTGGCGGACGAGGCCTCGACGGGCGCGGCGACGGGCTGAAGCGAGGTGGCGACGGACCGGATCGCGGCCATCGCGGACGGAGCTTTGCGGCTCTTCACGGCATAGACGAGCGCCAGGACGAACGCCAGTGCGGCCCCGCCCAGGATCATGTGGTCGGTGGACATGGGCGGGGACTCAGGAGGGCGGCGGCGGGGAGGTCTTGAACACGAGGACCGCAGCGGCCACGATCAGGCAGCCGGCCACGGCGTACTGGACGAGCTTCTCGACTTCGAACACGGCTTGCTTGACGGGTCCGGGCTTCTTCTCCGGCTCACAGCCGCCGTCGGGGCAGTTGGGCTTCTTCTTGGCGGCCTCGATCGCCGCGTCCTGGGTGACGCGGCGGAGCGTCTCCGGGTCGCTGGCCCGGATCGTCCGGCCGTCGGCGGCCATCTCCTGGACCATCACG